TCTTTGAAGGTAAGATAAAACAATATATTCAAACCCGTAAGAGGAAGACAAGAGCAGCTAAAGCATCAAGAATGAATCTTGAAAAAGCTGCCCTAACAAAGATAATCAGGAAAGAGGTAAGAACTTATCTTGAAGAACTTCAAAAATGATGGGTGAATATATATTTAATATTATAGGGATCGCTATCCTTGGAAACATGATAGCACATTGGTTCCTTCCTATACAAAGAGCAAAGAGGAGCTTTATCGGTGGTTTATCTACAATTTCTGCCTTTTTATATACGTTAACTGATAAAGTTTTAAATTGTTCAAAGTGTATGAGTTTCTGGCTTTTCATAACCTTCCAGGTTGGCAATCTATATTCAGATTTTATTCTTTTGCCAGAAGTTCTCATCGGTGCAGCCCTTTGCTCTTACATAGGATATCTTATCAATTTTTCAATCGATAAAATCGAAGCATGGTATGAATGAAATGGATAGGGAATGGTTATATGTAGCTTTTCCTGCATTTAAAAACAAAACTTTAAGAAAAGAAACCCTTGATGCCTACTACAAAGCAGAGATGCTGTTGAATGGATGGGATAAAGAAAGAAGACGCGACTGTTCATGTGAACTTCGATCTTTAAAAGAACAAGTGGATAACAAGCATCACGTATGGACAAAAAACCAGGAAAAACAAGACGAGGACAATATCTAACCCAACAAGATTACGAACGTATAGAACACATCATATACAATAACCTGTCTCTCCCGTTCTTTACTGAAAAAGACATAAAAGGTCCAAGACAGAATAAAAACATTCTTAGAACCCTTCTAACAAAGGGAGAGAAGTATGTAGAGGTACCTGTAGAGGGTTATGAACATATATACATAACATCTTATGGAAGGGCTATCAATTCATGGAGGATAAGTGTGTTAACACCTGCAGTAACGGCAAACAACTTTATATATTATCTGGGTGGGACCAATGTTAACTCATCTGAAGTTTTTGCAGAGATGGGATGGAAACATGATATGTTTAAGCTTATCAGGAGGTTTAACAAGAACCAATGGAACTACTCACCTAAATCCCATGAACTCAAACAACAAAAGAAACGTTTTAAACGTTCTTAACTATTTATGAACATATAATCTTTATATAATCACGATGGCCGGCGATAAATTAACAGACAGTCAAGTTCAAGAGAGGGTTGATAATTGCTTTAACCTAAGATACAAAAGAGAAATACCTATTCTTCAAAGGGAGTGGGTGAAATTGTGTCATGAACAGTATGGAGATAAATCAGAGCAACAATATTGTTCGTACTGGGCATCCGCCAAGAAAAAATATGAAGAGGGTTGGAAAGAACAATTACAAAGGCTTTTAAAACCAGCCACAGAAGAGATAGAAAGGTTATTATTCTCAGAGAACGAAGCTATGAGGAAGGCAGCCATAGATCAGATCTATAAGTATTCAGGTAATGACATACAGAAGATAGATCAGGAGGTTAAACAGACCATCCAAGTTTCGTTTGATACCGAAGATGGAGATTAAATTATTTAAACCATATACCTTACAGAAAGAGTTTATAGATAAGTTTTCAGATACAGAAGACTTGTTTGGTGTTGTTGTAAGTCCGCGTGGAAGTGGGAAAACACTTTTAGGAATTAACCTCATGCTTTATTGGCTTTTACAGAAGCCCGGACGTAAAGGTGGATGGGTATCACCGGTATACTCCCAAGCTAAGAGTGTCTATGATACGTTCACACGTTCATCTAAAGAAATCATCACAGCAGGAAATAGAATGGATATGATCATTACTTTTGTAAACGGATCCACTCTTAAGTTTCTTTCTTCTGATTCACCTGACTCCATAAGAGGTTTTAGATTTAGTCATCTTGTTTTAGATGAGATGGCGTTTATGAAAGAACTAACTATCACACAGGCTATACTTCCTACACTTAACCCCCAGGGTAAGAAATGTCTTATGATATCAACACCTAAAGGACGTAATCATTTCTATGATTGGTTTAACAAAGAGGATGTAGTCAAGCAGAGGTTTAAACTCGATCAATGTCCGTATGTAAAACAGGAACTGGTAGATCAGGCACGTAAGTCCTTACCCATAGATTTATTTAAACAAGAGTTTGAAGCACAATTTGTAGATGCTGCCAATGACGTCTTTGTAGGAGTGGATAAAGTAGCTAACATAGATGCATATGATGATGTAAGAAACCAGGAAGTGTTTATAGGTATAGATACCGGTTTAAGCGATGATGCTTCTGTATTGGTTTGTATCTCTCCTATGGGAAGGGTGGTGTATATAGAATCTATAAGTAACACCGAGATCAATACCGTAGCGACAAAATTTAACAGTGTGTTACAACAATACAAGGTTGTAGGAGGGTATGTGGAGATAAATGGTATAGGAAGAGCTACTTATGACCTTATGAAAGACAAGTATAGAAAGGTAAGACCTTTTACAACCACACAAGATAACAAAACAGAGATGGTAAGAAAGCTTATAGCAGACATAGAGTCTTTATCTATAGAATTACCATCAGAGGATCTATGTCCAACCCTACATAGAGAATTTTCATCTTACAGCTATAAAATGTCACCAACGGGTAAACTATCATTTGGTCATAGACCCGGACATAAAGATGACCACATAGATGCTTTATTGATGGCCAATTACTCAAGGGTTAAATTTATAGAACGTAAACCTGTAAGGGTTGCCGGTGTTAAACCTGTATGGCAGGATAGCTACAATCCAACCACAGGTCCTAAATAACACCCATTAACTATTTATTTTCATATGAAGAAGAATATAACGTTTGAATTGCCTCCTTATTTAACCATAGGCCAATACCAGGCAATGGCTAAAGGACAGAGAGGAACAAAATTCGAATACCTAACAACAACTGTATCTGCATTAACTAAGTATCCTCTTAAGGAGGTAGAGCAGTGGGATGTTAAGTCAATGAAAAACATCTTTGATAAGTTCAAAGACATTGACGTTAACAATTCACAATTCCACAGCTTAATAGAATGGAATGGTAAGCTACATGGATACAGTCACATTAACTCCCAGACATTGGGAGAGTACGTAGACCTTGAACACTACTGTGAAAACGTAGAGGAGAATCTACACAAGATAGCAGCATTGATGTATCGACCGGTAAACAAACATAAGTTTAAATCTTTAAAGTTTACTCTCGATCATCAGTTAAAGATCCTTAAGAACAAGGTAGCTAACGTGTTTGATTACTATAAGGTTGACAAGTATGATTCGGAATATTGTGATGAAGCGTCAGAAGGGTTTAAAGACTTTCCTGCCTTTATCATTTTAGGAGCTATTGCTTTTTTTTTGACCACAGGAAATCTGTATTTAAACAGTACGATCTCTTCACAGGAGGAACCCAAGATGAGAGCGATGATACAGACCAACCTACTAACAAGTCTTGGTCAGAGCATTGGTCGTGGTGGGGGATTATCTACACACTCTCGAAGTCCGGAATACTTACAATTACAGGAGATACCAGCATTACAAACATAAACTTTATCACCGTGCTAAACTATCTCCAGGTTGATAAAGACTATAACAAGGAAGTGGAACAATTACAAAACCCTTCCATAAAAAGATATTAAATGGAAACAATCATATTTATCGTTTTACTTGTAGGTAGTTTAATCTACAATATGAAACAATACAAGACCATCCAGAAATGTAAAGGATGTGAACAAAAACCAAAACCTTCTAAATACAAACAATCATGGAAGGATGGCGGTAAAGCTAAATCTAAATGGTAAAATTATGGCAAAGAAAAAAAACGTGTCTAAAGAAGAAATAATCATCGATGATAGTATCATACAGGATGATATAGAACCTACGGCAGACACAAGCAAAACAATTGAGACAAACGAGGAATACAACGGTATGAACCCAGTAGCTATAAAACATTTCATCGACGGGTATAAACAACACGGATGGGATGATCATAGAATAGCAGCAAGACTGGGAGTTCCTACGTCTGTTATTACAAAACTTAAATAATGGAATATAACATCCCATACAGAGATATAATCAATGAGTTTCAAAATGCATGTAACCTGCACAATCAAATAGCGGCATTTGATGCCGGTACTATTGATTTTTTGGATGCATCATCACAAAATAGATTATATCCTTATATTTTTTTAAGACCTCTTTCTGCCACATTATTGGACGGAAGCAGAACCTTACAGTTTGAATTATACAGTCTTGACCAACCCAACATTTATGATGGGCAGAATATAGACGTTATATCCAACACTGAAATATATCTGTATGATTTAATGGCTTATTTTGATTACGGACCGGCGGTAAGATCACAAGTATATAGTGTTGATCTTGTTCAGGCCATACCCGTTAACGAGGCATTTGCCGACAGACTATATGGGTGGATGGGAACTATAGATGTATCTACACCGTTCGCTTTAGACTTCTGTCAATACCCTTCCGGATCTGCATAATGAAGATATTACAACAGGCATTAAAGAAAATAGGAGAGCTTTTAACTGCAGAGTTTAGAGCTACCATCGGGCGTAAAACATCATCAAGATCTACAGGAGCTCTTAAAAAGAGTATTGGGTATGAAGTAGTTAAGTTAAATGACGGTATGGGTGTTAAGAGGGTAAAAACCATGATAGATAAACTTGATGAATATGGTTATTACGTTGATGCCGGGGTAAGAGGAACAGAATCAAAATATGCAAAGAACCCGCAATCGGTCTTTAACATAGGACAGTTTACCAAACCAATTATAAACAAGTCTTCAGGTTTACCTATTCCTGTAAGAATATCTATAGCACAAAAGGGGTTAAGACCAAAACCTTTTATCAATCCATCTATATCAAGTGTGATGGGTGGTGAAGGAATGGATATCTTAGAACAAGCTTTGGTAAAAGAGGTTACCGTAAACATTAACAACAACCTTGAAGACATAACAATAGGATAATGGCAATAACAATATTACAACAACCAACCACACCTAACTGTTCGAAAACAAATCTTGTTTATCAGTTATCATCATCGAATGCAAATCAACCTCAGTTTCAATACCTGATGGATGTATATGTATCCGGTTCATCAGATAGACTGGCAAGGATAAGACAATTTCCTAACCCTTTAACCCAGGCTGTATTTGATCCTTCAAGGATATGTGATGATAATTTGGATTATTATCCTGTATATGCATCTGCAAGTGTTGTGATAAACAATACAGATAACTACAAAACCTTTACAGTTGAGTTTGGTGAAGAATATGGAACATCACCTTCATCTTCTGTTACTACATATACAGCATCTGCTGTTGATAACATAGATGTTTTTCCATGTCAGGTAGATCCTAACAATGGTGTGGGGTATAACTTTTTAGGAGGTTTGGTAGAGAGTGGTTCTGCTGTCTTCCTTACAGATAGACCAGACAATATAACATCATACAATGATATCATAGAATATACACCTGTATATAACGGGACAGGTGCACCGGAAGATTTAGTCATAACATCTCCATTTTCTCCTACTACTGTTACATATACAGTTCAACCGGGTGAGATCTTTATGGATGCTACCATATGGGGGTATAATGTAACAGGATCAAGAACATGGACTTTTGGTGGTGAATCAAGAACAATAAATTATGAGGTATTTTGTCAAAACCCTCTTTATTAT